TGTAATAGTGTCTTTTGTGTCCCCCTGTTTTGAGGGATAGCAATCCCCTAATTTGAGGGATGTTTTATCCCTCGTTTTAGGGGAACCTCCCTCGTTTTGAGGGATGCACCATTCTGAGATGTTTTTATTTGGTCCAAACATGCCGCCTTGCTGCTTGATAATATTCATTCTGACGAGTTCTAACTTGGCTTCATTGCACCGTTTGACAGGTAACTTTGTAATCTCGCTAAGTTGAGAATCGGTGATTCTGTCCATTGGTTTATTCCACCCATAGGTTTTACGCAGAATGGCAAGCAGCACTTTAAACTGTCGCTTGGTCAGATCTGCGCCCGAATAAGCCTCAAGCAGCATATTTGATAGTCTGGCGTAACCATCATCGAGATCTGCCACATTACGCTCCTGTCCGGCAAAGTTACCTCTGCCGAAGTTGAGTATTTTTGCTGTATTTGTCATAATGACTCCTGTGGATTGATCCAGTAATTCCCTCAGAATTGCATATCAATTTGCTTAGAGTCCCCGGCGGCCACCGGGGATTTTTTCTTTGTGATTTCATCAAGCGCATACTTAAAAGCCCTGCTAATCGGACTGATGTCTGATGCCATTCCGAAAGCACACAAGACCGAAGCAATAAATCTCCAGTCCGTTCTGCTTATCTTCGATTCATGACAGCCAATCATCTTTGCCAGACCGCGCTGGGTAAGCGTTGACAGGTTGATGAGTAAATCAGTTTCAGCGCGATCAATTTCTCGCTGTGATAGTTTGCTGTAACTTGTTTGTTCCATTTCTTAAGATTTCCAATAGTGAATAGCTAGTTGAAAGGTATGCGTGGAAACGCATATGGCCTTAGTTGGTCAGATATATTGGGACTCGCTTTGTCAGCGACGTAGGACGAATGTCCATTGTGAAAATAGCGGTGTTACTTATGCAGCCAGAAGGTTCTTTTTGCTTATTTCAAGCATTTCGCTTGCTTGATATTTGCCACCAGAAATCTCTTCGATTTTTGATGCGTATTTAGTTTTCCCAAAAAACTCAGTCTTAGGGAGGAAGCCGTTTTTGAGCCACTTATAGACAGCCCTTTCGCTAACTCCACAAGCCTTCGCAACTTCAGGGATGCCGACACCTTTAATCGGCTCATCAAGATTTTGCATAGGAATATCCTTTTTCGTACTTTCAGTACGTATTATGGTTGAACTGAAAGTTTTTGCAAGTGCTTTAGTATCGTACTCATGGTTCAGAATGAAAAAGTGCGCAAAGAATTCGCCCAGCGGCTAGCGCAAGCCTGTAAAGAAGCTGGTCTTGATGAACATGGTAGGGGAATGGCTATAGCCCGTGCCCTTTCTCTTTCGTCCAAAGGCGTTAGCAAATGGTTTAATGCTGAGTCTTTACCGCGTCAGGAAAAAATGAATGCGCTTGCGAAATTTCTAAACGTTGATGTTGTTTGGCTTCAGCACGGCACTTCGTTAAATGGAGCGAATGATGAAGATACTCTTTCATTTGTTGGCAAATTAAAAAAAGGGTTAGTGCGCGTGGTTGGTGAGGCAATTCTTGGTGTTGATGGTGCCATCGAGATGACCGAAGAGCGCGATGGGTGGCTCAAAATTTATAGCGATGATCCAGATGCCTTTGGTCTTCGTGTGAAAGGAGACAGCATGTGGCCCAGAATAAAATCAGGAGAATATGTACTCATTGAGCCTAACACCAAAGTATTCCCGGGTGATGAGGTGTTTGTCAGAACCGTTGAAGGACACAACATGATTAAGGTTCTTGGCTATGACAGAGATGGAGAATACCAATTTACAAGCATTAACCAGGATCACAGGCCTATAACGTTGCCTTATCATCAAGTAGCAAAGGTGGAGTATGTAGCTGGTATTCTGAAGCAATCTCGCCATCTGGATGACATCGAGGCAAGGGAGTGGCTGAAAAGTTCGTGACTTCATCGTCACATAGCTGGTAACCAGTGGCCTGAAGAGACGTTTGGGTAAGGAGGATAGATGGCGTTCAATGACCTTGAATATCAAGCAGTAAAAAAAGAAGTTCACCAATTCATTGAAAGCATAAGGCCGCCTGAACATATCCGCAATGAACTGGATATTGTTTATAGCATCAATGACCAAACGATAGATATCGGCGAACAGCGCCCCGTGTGGCAGGGCAATCCAGGTGAAACAAACATCCTGCCATCAGCAAGAATCAAGTACATACGTTCTCTGGATAGATGGAAAATCTATTGGATGCGGAAGGATATGAAATGGCATCAGTACAGTACTGAACTTTCGCTGACTGATGCGCTTGAGCTTGTGCGTGCTGACCCGGATTGCTGCTTCTTCGGGTGAGTGAAGAGACGTTTGGATGATGGATGGTCGCAGAGATGCGGCCTGATTCTAAAATAGGATATAAAAAATGAGAATACTAGGTGTTAGAGCGGCGCCCAAAGTTACATCTTTTGTTGTATATTGCACTAATGAGTCTGCACTCAAATGTGTTGATGTTATTAAAATACCTTCGACCTTAGACACACCAGAAAAATTAAAGTATGTGAGAAATAACATCCTCGACATTCTTAATTTATATAATGTTGAATTAGCTGCCATACGCGTTACTGAATCAAACTCTGATAATCTTAGCATTGACCGCCTTTATATAGAAGCTGTTATTCAAGAAGCATTTTCAAGCAGTGATGTAAGAAAATATTACACTATTAGAAAATCTGGCATGAAATCATCATTGAACCTAACAGAGATCGAGTATAAAGAAATATTGAAGTCACACCGCAATATAAATGGAATCGATAATTCTGGTTTTACAACTGAAACAAATGAAGCTGTTTTGGCTGCACTATCTGCGGAGGTAAGGGGATGCTAACTCCATACAAAAGAGCTGATGTAGAATTCGAATGGATTAGTGATCTAGAAGAACAGGGTTGTTTTTCAAAAGTATATCTGGCTCATGACAGACACCTAGCTCATGACTTGGTGATTAAAGAAATAGAAAAAAAAGAAAACACTAACCACGACGACTACTTTAATGAAGCAAGGCTTCTCTATAAACATGCACATCCAAATATTGTGCAAGTTCAGTATGCTGCTCAATGTGAGAGCAATATCTATATAGCCATGCCATTTTATCATAATGGTTCGCTAAACCAATTAATGAAAAAAAATAATCTTACAAGCAGGGAGATAATACGGTATTCCATTCAATTTTTAAGTGGACTTTATCATATACACTCAAAAGGTCTTATGCATTTTGATATAAAACCTAATAACATTATGATATCAAACAGAAATGAGGCCATGCTATCTGACTTTGGATTATCTCAGTTAGTCAATGAGGAATCGAGAGCTGCGCCTGAGTTTGGATATCATTTTCATGTGCCACCGGAATATTTTTCTTTATCAACAAATGATTATAATTTCACATATGACATATATCAGGCAGGATTAACCATATATAGAATGTGTGTTGGACATGATAATTTTGAAAGAGAAAGATCTGCATTTAGCACGATTGAACAACTCAGAGAGTCGATAATTAATGGCTGCTATCCATTAAAAGAGTATCCTCCCCATATACATAAAAAATTAATAACAATAGTGAACAAATGCATTCATGTAGATCCAAATGAAAGATATCAATCCGTACTAGATGTACTAAACGATCTCTCAGCTATAAGTGATGGCGTTCTTGACTGGCGTCTACAGATGACGAAACCAACTAACGGCACATGCGAATGGCAAAAAAAGTCTGGGGACGCTATACTGTCTATAGTTTTTGACGCAGAAAATTCGTCTACTACTGGTTTTCGTTTATACGATGATGGGCGGAAAAGGCGTGCTACGAACTTAACAATATCCTCAGGATGTACCCCTACAAAACTGTATAGGTTATTAAAGGATAACTGATCATGAAAAAGCGCGAGGAAGTAAGCAAGCTGCCTCGCAGACGTGATGCAGCATTAGCGGTTCCCTACAAAAAAGATGAGTTCATAAGCCCTTCTGATGACAAAAAATTTTCAAAGGCGAAAAGTTTTACATCTACATCTCTAAAAGATAAATACTTTAAAATCTAGCCCGGCCTCAGCGCCGGGTTTTCTTTGCCTCACGTTCGCCCACCTAAAAAACATAACCAATTGTATTTATTGATGTAACTCGCTAAACCATGCAGTTATGATCCCTGCCGCATAACCTTCATCAGCCACATTTTCAAAAATAAATTTCCTTATATATCAGAATCATACTTCGTAGAGTTAATAAATCACCAAAATTCGTACCAATAGTTCTTGATAATGTCGAACTATTGGTTCATTATTATCATCGTCAGCAGGACGCATTACTCACCAGGGCGGTGAATATACAACGATTCGAATATGAATCTACGGCGCTGACAAAGCGCAATAACCAAAGTGAACTTTGGGGTGTGGTGAAGGGTTCATGGACGGGAATATGTCGCACGTAAAGCGGCGAGGCCTGCGGGACTATTGCCGAATTGAAGTAGGCCGAAACAGGTCGAAATGGGTCTCCCACCTACCACACCACCAAAGTTCATCAGGAGGTCTATATGACACGCAGAACTCAGTTCAAAGGCAATTCACGTTCTCGTCGTCGTGAGCGTTTAAAGGCAAAGGCATTAGCTAACGGCGTACTGGCCCGCGAAGAAGCAATAAGTTCAGAAGTATTACACCGCCCTACTCTAAGCAGAGCGCAGATTCAGGCTAAAGGTACTCACGAAACGCCTGAGCGCATAGAAGACGCTAAGCCAATTAAGTTCATGGCACAGGACGTGATCTGGCAACAGAAAGAATACAGACGCAATCTGGAGCGAGCGGCCATTGTGTACGCGAATGAGTTTGGACATAAGCAACCAGAAACTGGTGTATGTCTTCCAAACGTAGCCATTTACGCGGCAGGCTACCGGAAATCAAAACAACTGACGGCGAGGTGACTTGTGTTGGTCGCCAGAAAATGAAATTAGGCAGCAAACCACTTATTTGAAGTGAGATATGACAAAATCATGGAGCGTACCTTTTCCTGAATCAGAAACTGAACATGATGGAATGCCTGTTTTCTGGAGATTCCAGGCGACAGTTGAAGAAGATGGGATAAAAATATTCGCACTTCAATATATAGCTTTTCATCAGACAGAGCATTATGCATGGTTGGTTCCTGCGCATTGGATTGTTAATTTTAAACCAGCACCAAATCAGTGGTTACAGGAATGGAAACAAAGGAGAAATAGATATGCAATTAAGAAAGTAGCAAAAAATGCAGAAAGATCTTTTGCATTCCCAACGAAGAAACTTGCCATTGAAAGTTTATTGCGCCGGAAGAAATACCATTTAATGAGAATCAAACAAGATTTAGCTGTTGTATCAACTCTTGTTGATGGGATGAAGAATATTGATACATCAATACCAGATATTGAATATAACTTTGGACACAACCAAGAAACAGAAAATTGGGTATTTTATTAGTACGAATAA